GACTTTTGACAACCAAGTTAAAATAGATGGTACTACTGGTAAATCGGGTGTTGACGTGTACGAAACAGCGGCTACATTTGACATGAACGAAGATGTTAAATTAGGTGCGGCTTACTCTGATGACAAAGTTAATGAAGTAAAATACTACGGTGCAGGCTTAACAGTTGCAGTGTCAGACGTTACTTCAATTGGGTACAACCATACTATCAAAGATAATACAGTAACAAACTTAGAAACTTCTGCAAATGAAGTAGCTGTGTCACATACTATTGTTGACACTACGTTCTCAGTTGGTTATGGTAAAATCGAAGATGGTAACGCATACTCAACTGTAGGTGCCAAAAAGAAAATTGGATCAAACCTAGAGTTATACGGTGCGTTTGAATCAACAGATGTTGCCTCTGGTCTAGATACTAGTGGTATGTCTGCGGGGATTAAATTTAAGTTTTAATTAAAACCTCACAATACAATTTAAAGTCGGTTTGTTTAGGCGAGCCGACTTTACACTCTCTTAAAATTTTTTAGTAGTTGTTGGGTCTGTAGTTAGCGGCTCTGGTTATTCTAAAACCTTCTTTTTTCCATGCCATCATGAATGTGGCATTCGGATCAGACCACTCAGTGTCATAGTGATCACCCATATGGGTTTTTCCTTCTTCTGCCATTGCCAGTTGTTCGTCAAAGTACATTTCTGCACCCTCGTAGTAGTCTGCTCTGCAACATCTCTCTTTCATGGACACAAGAATCTGTGCTTTAAGATGTGCATCTGTGAAATGTTCATTAACCCATTTGATGTGTTGTTCTATATTTGTTCTGTTCAAGTTATCTATGGACAGTGTGAATCCACGTCCAAATGCATTTGGGTCTTCTGATGAGAAGCATTCCATCCATGTGTCGAGACTGAAGTTGGGTGTGTGTTCCACATGATCTCTTTTGAATGCGTCTATGGTATTTTGAATATCCAGCAGTGTTTCTGCATCGGAGGACAACTCTGTACGTTTTGGTCCATGTGGATCCGGAGAATGATGCACCCGTAGGTTCAATGTTCTGTTGGGCAGTTTACCATTCATCTCTGTGTCTTTGACCTGTATGTAATTTACTTCTGGCAGTAAGGGTATTAGTTGTTGATGGAACTTGCCACTGTATGGCACAAATACTTCCGTACCATCTGCTAGATGATCGTTCTTACAACCATGCATTATGCAAGTCTCAAAGAGCTTGCCTTCGAATAGATTGATACCTTTAGCTTTGGCTTTGTTGTGTGCATGAGTGAATCTTTCAGCAAGATTACGCACATAAAAGTTTATGTTTCTAAAATTAACCGGAGCCACAAGTACAATAAGATCAGCATCATAACATTTTGCCATTTCCTTGTGCAACAGGTCAGCACCTGTAGACGCTTCGTGATCAAATTTACGTAAATTGATTATCTCTGTTTGAATAGATTGCTCATTCATCATCCTTGCCATCAAGTCGCTCCATGCTTGTGAGTCAGAGTTTTCACCTCTTTTTAAACTGCAAGAAAAGATAATTGCTTTCATATACTTTACTTATCATTGGCCATCAGACGATTTTACGCTTTTACGCATTCGCGTATTTTTAAAAAACGCAATTTCTAAATTTTACGCTTCCGGTAGATGATTTTTAAGAGCCCAACGAACAACATCGGTATGCATAGGTTTTCGCATACCAACACAATTTAATTCAGATTGGTCTTTGTGGGGAGTTTTGAAATCAAAGTCAAAATATTTTTTTAGAATATTTTTTTGACATCCTGCATTTTTTATATTGTCTAGCATAATATTTTCAGATGCATTCATGATTTTAAAATATATTTCTTTATCGCAATATAATGATGTTACGAGTGTATCAACATTATGCGATACTTCGCGATTGTATAATGGTGGCGTTGCTTTTTTTGTAAAGTCGTGCTTCCAATCGTCAGGGGATCCTTCTTCTAGTTCTTTTAACAACACCTCTTTCGAAGTATCATGGAATGCATCTTGCCACGTCTTTGCTTTTTGTTCTTGTAGAATATTGTCAGCTGATGAATAGCAGTTTTTAAATGTCGACAGTTCTCTATCGAGATCTTCGAGCATTTGTTCAGGGGTTAGCTGTGTCTTGTGCATTTGTTGTGCAAACATGTATTCATAATAAAAATATGCTTTGTGTAAGAACATATTGTCGCCACACTGCCCGTATAAAACTAAATCTGGTTTTTTCGAAAGATTACCCATTTGCCAGTATGATGGAATACAATCCCAATAAAAACAAGTTGGGTCATTTAAATGCTTTTTGGTTATTGCTTCTATGTTTGATGTGCTGATATCTAATATGTCCCACTGCACTTCATTACCTCGTTCCTTCCAGTAGTCAACCATGTATTGTTTGTACTCAACCGGAACGTTTGGTGGATCAAAAGAATATGAAATTTTTTTTACATTTGGAAAATAACAGTCTTGGGCCACAGAGTCTATGCCTTCACTCACACTGCTGACAATATGCTTGTCTTTAAATTCTCTGTTAATAACGTCTGCATGATATTGCCATTTTTCATGTATGAACTGTTCTAGTTTGTCTTGGTCAGTGTATTCATGCGGTGAATTCATAGCATCCATTAGGTCTTTGTAGGTGTTGTGTATTTGGACAATATTAATTTTATCGCCGACAGCTCTTATCATGTAGTCGGGTTGTAACATATAAACTTCTTTAAAAAGTGTCAGGCACTGGGAAGGATCATACTGTTTTGCTCCCGGTGTGTGTTGATAGACATCTATGCCTGCATATTGATCTGAGACACGAAATTTTTCAAGTTCGTCTGTATTCCTTCCATAAGTTGGAGGATTCATTATAAAGTTTTCCCAACGTTCAAATGTTTCCTTAGGCTCGTATGCCAGTTGTTCCTCGGTGAATGTTTCTAACCGTCTAACAATTTCTTTCATATCTAAGTCATCTCTTTCTAAAGGCATCAAATAAACAGCATTGGTAAATTCAACCCTACCATTGTTACGCCAGAAAACCTTGCTTTGATAAAAATAATCAACTATGCAATGAGCAGTGTTTTCTGTCAAAATTGCAACTTGAAAATTGCCGTTTGCTTGTTCGAGTTCGTGGGGGTCTCTTTTTACAACGTCGTCGATACTTTCATCACTTATAACATAGCCAAAGTAGATGACAAGATGTTTGTCATTTTGAAAAACTTTTACTTCGTTATCAGCGTACCAATACCATTTGCCGTATTTGTTTGGAAGTTTTTTTGTGTCGGATACAAAATATTTCATAATACTCCTGTTACTTATTGTTAAGTTTTTATGCCTGTAACTTTTATGATTACCCTGTCGACGTCACTTGTATTTTTTGTCCAGTGCAAGGCTTGCCAGTTGTTTAATCTTATGCACTGTCCTTTTTGCCATTTCCATTCTTTGTTGTTAACAGAAAATATATGCCCATCGATATGATCTTCGACAGCCACAAACATACGCCATACATTGATTCCAGGTTTCTCTAATGAATGTTCTACGTTTAATAATCCAGGCAACGTTTCACATACTTTTCCTAGATAGTCATTTAAAAAATCTAAATGAGGCTTACATTCTTCTCCGGGTCTTTGTATTTGTATTTTTGCATCTATGCAGTTTAAGAATGGCCATTTGTCTTTTGCCCAGTGTGTGATGAAGTCATTTCTAATACTGTCATAACCTTCACTGCCTTTGGTAGCATTATCTAAATTAAGTTTAGGTACTTTATAGTTTCCAGGCAGTACTTCGTACCCCCATGCATCTAAATCCGCAAGGGTGGCAGAGTCTTGATACTCGTCTATATTATTTGTCCAGCTGATATATTCTTTTAACTTCATCTATTGCATTTTTATAATTTGTTTCGATCTTAGGCATATACTTTATCTTGTGCCCAAAGAAATAATCTTCGTTAGTTGGCAGTGTGCATTCTAATTTTTTTCTACCTAATACAACTAATCCATTCAAATAATATTGTGGATGTAATCCCTCACCTGACATCTGTGCAACTAATTCAAACGTGGCTTTAGTTCTTTGAAAACAATTAGGAATACCATCACCTATTATTGCATAGTCAACTTTACTCCATAGTAGTTTGTCCAAATCCGGTAACATATGATCAGCATTATGATGACCGAATAGTACAAAGTCGTGCTGTGTCCAATCGTATGTGTGGCTGTCTTCTAGTATTGTGATGATTGCTTTAGTGTTAGGTTCGATTGATCGTTTTACAGTATTAAAAAACTTTTCTCTTTTGTCTTCTGGCAAGAACATATAGTTGTCTACTAGGTATAACTTTTTTCCAGATCCTTCTATTTTATCCCATATGTGTTTTGCAGTTGTGCCGATGAATGTGCCTAGCTCACAAACAGATTTTGCATCGCTGTTATGAATAATATCAGTCATGTAGTCGTATTGTTGTACAGAATAACCAGACCATAAACTTTGTAATTGCATAATGATATTTAAGGTAGAGATACCACCGCCACAAAAAAAGGGCGATAGTTGCCTGCCGCCCTTTTAATAAATTAGTTTAGTGATTTGATTATCTTAACAATTCCTGGTGTTTCAGTTAAATTACTTTCCCATTTACTGTATTTAGATACTGCTTTTTCTTTCATTAATGATTGATCTGCATTTGACAATTCAACAATCTCACACCCTCTTGCTGATGCTGTTTCTTCAAACTGTCTTGCATCTTCAGTTGTCCATCCTCTTTCAAGTGTAGCAACTTCTTTCGCTACTGCGTTTAAAGTTTCTTGTTCTGACGCAGTTAATGTGTCATAAAACTTTTTACTTACAACTATGTCTGTTAAAAACAATGAGTGATTTGATTTTAAGAATTTTTTACCTTCTTTAAATCTAATGTATGTAGTATCTCTAAAATCTACATCACTCTCTTGTTTAAATTCTTTTCTTTCGATTGCGTTTAGACCTAGGCTTTCCATGTACTCTTTTGTAACTGGATTGCTATTAACTAACACTGTTTTACCTGCAAAGTCTTCAATTGTAGGTATTGAATCAAAAGAACCAAATGCTCTGTATCCACCCGAGTAAGTGTATGCTAATCCTACCATACCTCTTTGTTCTAAGTGACTGTTTATGTGTGTACCAACTTTTCCATCTAACACTTTAGTTGCGTGGTCATGTGATTCAAACATCCATGGCATGTCTAGTACATTGTGTAGGCCGCCTAAATCTGCTACCTCAACCTGTGCTATTGAAATGTCGTCATTTTTTAATGATTCAAATAGATTTGAATAATCAATTTTTTTACCATATTGTGATTCGTACTCATTAAAGTCAGCAATTAGTTCAACCTGTAGTTCTCCGTTGCTTCTTTTTTCTAACAACTCTTTGAATGCTGTTGCTGGTCTCATTACAACTTCTGCAGGGCATGGGCCAAACCCTTGTTTGTTAGTTGATAAAATCAACCATTTTAGTGTTTTCATATTGCGCCATCTCCTTATATTGCAATTTAATTTAAATGTATTTACTGGATATTTATCTGGATTATTAGGATTAGTCCAATCAAACTGGTAATATACTCTATTTCGCTTGAATTATATTAAGTTAGTAATGAAACTGATAATATGCTACTGTATTGTGGCTATTACTGATCTTCGTCTGAGTGTAGCTCGTTTAACAGTTGTCTTAGTTTGCCACCTTCAACTGATGCCTTAACTTTACCAATGTCATCACCTTTACGAGGATCTGGCATCTTTGGTTCGTTTGATGTGTCTGCTGTTACTTTTGAAGTTTGTTTTAGAGAATCATATATCTTATTCTTACCCTGTGTGTTGTAACTTTGTGACTCTTCTTCATCCAGACTGCTGATTCTCAAACTGTCTACATTAAATTCTAAGTCTACTTTTTGTCCAACACCACTAGATGATCTAGTTTTCATAAACTGTATTTGATATCTGCCACGTTCTTTCATTGCTCTACTTGTAAAGATACCGATCACATTATCTGCTGTTTGTATCTTAGATAGTCCGCCTGAGATGTGAGAGTGATCAAATTCTATTTCTTCAACACTTGCTCTGTTTAACTGTGATGCTGTTGCTAACACACATTGTTTTTCAACAACCAAGTTTCTTAATTCCTCAGACACATACTTGTCTTTGATAAACAAGTCTGCAGGTGATATTCTTTTGCTCTTAGGCATCATGAGATCCAAGTAATCAATTAGTATACAATCTATTTTCTTTTTTGATTTAAGTTCTAATTCTTTTAGATACGTTCTAATATCTAGTACATTACTTCCACTTGGCAAATATTTGATCTGCAAGTTACCTGATTTTTTCTTTAACATTTTAACTTTCATCTCAACGTCATCTAGTTGCTTCATTACTGATCTTGTTGGAATGTTAGTCATCATGGCATCTAGCCTCATTGCCGTTAGTGCTTCTGATAATTCAAAAGAGATGTAACAAACATTAAGTCCGGCTGTGGCCCAATTAACTGCAAGATTCTGCAAGAACAAACTCTTACCTGCTCCTGATCCACCTGCGAAGATGTTTAGCTCTCCTCTGTTAAATCCACCAAACAGTTTCTTATCCAAGTTAGCCCACCCTGTGCTTATCTGTCCGTTGTTATCTTTTAATGCTTGTAGTCTACCTTTCGGATCTTCGAAATAGTCTGTACCCATATCTCTTGTAAGTCCTACACTGACTGCTTCTTTAACCATGTCCTCAACAGGACCATAATCACCTTTCTCTAAAAGATCAGCTGATGATAGTATTGCTTGTTCAAGTGCTTTGTGTCTTGAGAATGTTTCAAACTCGTCTAGTAGCCAGTTGAAGTGTGCTGGATCTAAATCCTTTGCTTCTTTTAATTGTATTTCGTGTTCTGCATTTATCTGTGCTACTTCCGGCATCACTTTGTAATCGTCCATATAGTCTTTAACAAACTTTGCTATAGGTTGCAGTTTACGATCAAATGATTTAGGATTGAATATGTTCTGTGCTCTAGCAAACGATTCAGCATCTGCTAATAACATTTCAATATACAATTTCTGTACATCAAATGAATAGTTCTTAGCCTGGTGTTGCTCTTCGTTGTTATTATAATCAGCCATACATCTTTCTCTTTAAATCTATTTTCAGTTTACTTGATTCTGTTGTTTTTAATATAGATTGTATCGTAAACAGTCTACCGTATTTTAACACAGCATCAGCCACATCGTCAACTCCATCTTCCCATTCTGGAAAAGCAACTGACCATCCAAACTCCAATGCTTGGTTAATAAGTTTTTGACCAGGAGCATCTCTGTCTGGTACAACTATTACTCGTCTGTTTAGATTATTAATCAATTCTTTTTGTATATCATTTATCTCCGATCCAAGTATGCTCACACCAGAAACGGTAATAGCATCAAACGGACCTTCTGTTACTAGCACAAATTTTCTTGACCAATCCTGTGCATCCATGTTGAACACATATCCAGGCTGTACATCTGTGTAATACTTGACCCTATCAGACTGTTCGAACATCCTACCCGTGAAGCCCACTATGTCTCCTCTCCAGTAAAACGGTATTAGTAATCTTTTGTTTACGTCCCAATGCTGATCCGGAGAATACATAAAGTCATACCAGTCGGCACCGATACCTCTACTTTTTAAATAATTTAATAATGCATCTATCTTGTTCCATTGTGGCTCTGTTAAATCTTTTGCAACATATTTTTCTAACCATACTTCTAGGTTGTGTGTATTCTTTGGCAATTCTCTTTTACTAAATGTAACAAATTTTTTCTGCTCGTATTTTGTGTCTCCTTCTTCTTCACGCATGGCTTCGATGGCCATTTTTCTTATAGTATCATCTGGAATATTAATGTAGCCCATAAACGTTCTCATCTTTTGATTCAGTTTACGACCAATAACATAGTTTGCTTTGAACCCACAGTTAAAACAATGAAATGATATTGTGCCATCTGCACTGGTCATTATTCCTCCACGTTTCTTTTTGTCTGCTGTCTCTCCATTGTGTACACAACAAGGTGCATTGAAACTTATCCAACCACTGGGTGTTTTCTTTTTGTTCGCAGGTAGAGATGTCAGAATAGTATTCTGTATCACGTTCATAAACTATATTTTACTGTCTATATAGGATTTTGTCAATAAGACCGGTATTTCCGGAATCGTTTTGCCAACTAAATCTAACTGCTTGGTAAACACCATAAAAGTTGTAGTTGGTAACACTTGTAGAGTTTGAAAAACTATTTGTTCGCGAGCCTGCACCATCCATGGTAATATCAAACCAATCTGTGTTTCCAGGTGTAACTGCCATTGTGCCTTGTACTCTCAAACCACCTGAGAAGTTTCTAGTATACACTGCGATCGTGTGCAGTGCTTTGTTATTATTTTCGCTTGGTCTTGCACTAATAGAGCCTGATGTTTTTGCCATTGGTCCTTGTGCTGATTCAAAACTTGATATTTCTGTACTTGCTACTGCTTCCGGATATGCTCCGTCTAATACTTCTAGTGTTCCTGCGGCATTATATCCTGTGTCTGCATACGTTACAATAGTACTACCATCGTCTGTTAATTTTTGTTTTATACTGTAATTGTAAAACTTTGCCTCTAATTTTAGTAGGTCGCCTGGTGTGATATCAACTGTTGCTGTGCCTTTAGTTGCAATAGTACTTCCGTCGTCTATTACTTTTAAAGTACGTGTTAGCACACTCTTTTTGCTATCGGTATCGATAATATTGATCTCGTATGTCTTGCCCACTATATTCTGAGCCTTCTGATCCTCATTCTTAAACGTGAATGATACAGGATTAGTGACCCCTCTATGTAATGTTAACCGTCTATCGTACACTTTCGAGTTCCTTCCATGATAACCACTTTGATACGCAATTACCACCTGATTTATTAAATACCTTTGTACTGTTTGCATAATACATATTTAACAGTATTTATAGATATAGAATGAATGAAATTTTTAATACATTAAAAGACAAATTTCCTTTTTTAAGTCTGATCAGAAAGGGCGATTTGGAGTTTGTGGGCATAGTACAAAACGAAGACACAAACGTTATCAGCTTTTACGACTATGGACGTTTGATGTTGCCAGCAGACAAGATGAAATTCTTAAAATGCGGTGATATTTGGTGGACTGAGTCAAATAGAAAACTACCAATTAACATCTTCTTAAAAGGTGATTTTAGATACTTTAGGTCTACACTAATAACGTTGAACAGTAAAGACGTTGAAATAGTACACGGTCCTACTGTTAGACTTTCTGAAATATCAAAGAAACGAGTAAAAAGAAGAACTATTCAGTTAGTAAGAAGACCTATCTAGTCTTTAGCTTTTTCAATATACTTTTTATAATATATCGTCAGTGGATTATCCGCTTGATAACGACACTCAGTCGAAGGCATAGGATAGCTTTTTTTCTTCTTACGTTTTTTGGAAAGTTTTTTAGTCTTTTGATTGTGCATCAAAACTATATTTAGCTTTGGCAATCAAATTCATCTGCACCACAATTGCCTGTGCATATGCAACAGCATGTGACTTCTTGAAGAAGTATGATCCGTCTTTAGGTTTTATCCACACGTCTTTTATTATATCAACCCAGTCCTTGTACATTAGTCCTCTTTTAGCAGGACGTATAATTGCTAGTACAGCCGCAAGTTGTTCTATTGTTTTAGGTTCAAGTTTGTTTACAATGTTAAAGTGTCCGTTTAGATGAAACAATTGGTCTACTACTGTAGAATCTTTTAGCATATCCCAATCAGGCTCTTGTATCATAAGTTCAACAAGCTGTTGTTCTGATTTTACTTCTTTGTAGAGATTTACATTAAGACAATCAATTTTAAAGTATCCTCTGTCCTCTGCTTTTTTATAATCTAATGAGCTGTGTCCTGTAACTGGATGTTCTGGTACAGCATGGAAGTATACACCGCTCTTGTGTTTTTCTGTTTTGTCACCTTTGATCATTGTTGCAGGAGTATGTTTGAATAGTTTCAATACTCCGTCTCTGTCAAAAAAGTCTATGTCTACATCAGGCATTTTTCTTTTTGTAATCCTTTATTGTTTTGTTTAATTCTCCACCTTCAAAGTTTGGCAGATTTATTAACGTGTTTAACACTTTATTATTTGGATCAAGTTTATAAACTTCTATACCCAGTGAGTTTATAAATCTATCATCCATTGCTGTTTTAATAAATTTTCCCATTAGTGTACTGTTCCTTTTCTTTTAGCTTCATAATGTTGGTCAAATTTCTTTTTAGTTCCAGGTTGTAATACTTCTAAACAGTCTAACATCTTGTGATATCCCTTGCTTACTTGAACTTTATGATTCATTTCAGGCATACAAATTTTTCCAACTTCGCCATTGTGTTTAATGTGTACAATCATATCTCCTTCTTGGATGTCAAATTCTAGTTCACCGTCTATTTCAATTTTTATTTTCTTACTCAATTCTAGCCTCCTTTGCTGTGTCTTGTACCAACATATGGTCGGCTGGAAAACTTTTAAATTTGTTAGCCCAGTACTCTGGATTAATAAATCGTTGTGTTATTTGTAACTGTTCGTCACTAAATGATTTTAACATCTTCTTGCCTGCCTTGCAACCTAACAACAACCACGGACTTAATTTGCCTTGCTGTATGTGTGCCACTGCTCTGTTGGTATTGACAAGTCTAAAGTAGTCTGACCATTGTGCATTTTGTTCAGTTGCCCAATCCATCATTGTTGCGATGCTTCTTTGCAGTGCCGCTTCGATTGGTTCTATCTTTAATGTCTCTATTAGATATGCTTCGTATAGATCATCTCTGGCCCAATGATCTAATTTAATTTTTGATTGTAATACATAGTCAATATATTTTTCTGGATATAATGGATTAATATGCATAATGAATCTACCAAATTTTACAAATGCATTATAATAAGAACTGCCGCAGAAGTCTTCATATGTCTTTGGCTTTTTTGCATTGTGTTGATGCACTTCATAGAATCTTTGAAATACCATAAAAGCGTTCACTACCCACTTCTCATCTCGTTGTAGATATCTTCTTTTTGGTTCGCATAGGTGTACTTGCAAAGTTCGTTCTTTCGCAAACTCCTTACTGCAATAGGTACATTTATTTAGACTGGGTGCCATGTGCTTCTAATAATTCCTCTAGTTCTCGGTCAGTAATAATTTTGTCCAACGTTTCTAAATCAGCTTCTTTCCAAGTTGGGTAGATTTGTTGTAATTGTTTTAATGACTTGTTAGGCACACGTTTCATTGGTTTAATCCATGGATGGAATTGATTCTGTAATGCACCACACATAGCAGTTAATATCCATAATAGCTTTTTGTGTTTGCCTAATGTAAAGCAGTGTTTGTTGACACACTCGTTAACCATCTCAACATAGTGTTCAACAAAAAATTGATCTTTAGATGAAACACTTGAAGCATATCTCATTAACATATAAGGTGAGTATAATGACTTTTCATGATCATCGATCCTGTCATAATAGTCTTTGTTTCTGTAGTCTACTGCTTTAAGACCATTACGAAGTTCAAAAAACTTTCTTTTACTTTTTTCTTTTGATTTTGCTGGCATATTTTAATCCGAACATTGTACAGTCTTTTGCTGATACAAATGTTAATTTTACTTTACTATTCATGTGTTGTAAACCTGAAAGTTTATCATTTAATTTTACTTGAGATAACCAATCAAAAAAATCTACTGCCCAGTTCCGGTCCATCCATACAGGAGTCCCATCACTAGTAATGATTATCGGTGCATCTATCTTAATTGTTTTCCTACCAGCAAGAGCCATAATCTATCTGTTCGCATTGTCTTGATATGTCTTTTACAAAGTAAGCACATACTGGATTTCTTTTATTCTCTAGCGGCACTGCTAGTAGTTGTCCTGATTTAATTTTAGGAAAGTACCATTTAACTTCTGTGTAAATGTCTACAACGTCAATAGGATAAAAGTCAGGCTTAACGCTCTCTAACGGATTAAATGTAAAAGCATCAAAGCCTCTATCATTTAAACTTGTTATAGGTAACACATGCATTTCTTGTTGTCCTGCTTCACCTATTAACATTTTCCAGTCCAATGGCATTTTTATTTTCCACTTGCCTATCTGTAACACAGCCGCTGGTGCATTAAATGATTCTAAAAATATTAAAGGTATGTAAAAGAAGTCTGGTTCGTTTGGATCTGCGTTATCCAATACGGCAAACCTCAAATTTTCATCTACAAATTCTGGAATCTTTTCCAGCTTGTAGGTTCTGTTATCTAGTGTAAGGATTTTCATAATTTATCTTTTCTATATTATACGGGTAATTTGCCTCTTTGTAAAACTTTTTCCTTGCCGTTAAGTGTCTTTTTGCAAACTTGCAAGAACTGGTAATGTCCCATATCTGTACATTGTCCTTATCTTCTGCTTTACGAATGCCTCTACCGATTGACTGTATGACTCTTACGAATGATTTGCCAGGTTCAATAAGAACAAGATTGAATATCCTAGGAATATTAATTCCAACGGATGCGACCCCATAAGTTGCAATAATAATTTTATTTGTTGCAGTAGACACTTCATCGTACTGTTCCTTCCTATCGACATTCTTAGTTGATCCAGATACGAAAACTGAATCTTCCAGCTGTTCTTGTAATATTTCGCCAGCTGATATTCTATCAACTAGTACTAATGTATTTCCTGATGAGGATATATCTTTAATGGTGTTCGCCACCCATTTCATTCTGACTTTATCTGTAGTTAGCCATTTAAGTTCTTCTGCATAAGTTTTAAACATTGGATGGTCTTGCGTCTGCAAAACATTTACATGACAGTTTGCAAGTACTCCTTTGTCTTGTAGTTCACTTGCTTGTATTCTATGTGTTACATCACCTATGCTACATTTCAATCCCATAAACTCGAAGTCTGCTTTAGGAACTGTGCCTGTTAGTCCCCAACGTATGCCACAGTGTGCAAACGGTCCTGTTAATAATCTTTTTAGTACATCTGCTTTGGCCATGTGTACTTCATCTATAATCACTGTGTTAATTCCTTTTATTGCTTCTGCAAATGCTTCTGAGTGTTCGTCTTTACTTTTCTTTTCTAATATGTTTAATGATTGCCAAGTTGCAATAGTGTTAAATCTTCCCAGCTCTTTTCTGTCTCCATAGTACACACCTACATCTAGTTCACAAGCAATAAAATCTTCTTCTGTTTGTGTTACTAGACTTTTGTTTGGTACTATTGTTAGTGTACGTCCGTATGGCTCAACCAGTTGACATAGTGCCGCAGTGATTATTGTTTTACCTGCTCCGGTGGCTATCTCTTGTATGCACTGTGGATTTTCTATAAATTTGTTTATTGTTTCAACTTGATAATCTCTTAACTCAACAGACTGTCCTGCCATTGGATGTGTTGCAGGCCATTTGATATGACTTAGATAATCTTTGTCTACTGCTTTAAACTCAAAGTTGTGTTGTTCTCTAAGATCCTCCATCTCAACATATACTCCACCGTCCTCTAGTATAGGAAGTATTTGATCAACGAGGTTAAGGTATGTTGTGCCGCCTAATCCAAAGAACGAAACCTTACCGTCCCATCTGCCTAGCTTCACTGCTGGAAGATGTCTAGCATATGGTATTTCGTATTTGAATTTATTGGATAATCTCTTACGCCAGTCGAGAGACAAGTTCTCGAACTTTACATTTACTTCGTCTTTGATTACTAATTTACAACTGCTCATTTAAAGTTTCACTATAATTCTATCATGCCAATCATAACTGCTCGGCTGATGATCATTATAATACAACTTTTTTGGAAGATTGTCTAGCATTCTTTTTAGGTTATCGGTACCTGCTGTGTAATAACCGCCACCTAGTGCTACTAAAGATGCTTTTGGTTTTATTTTACTTTTTATTAATGCTCTAGGTATTCTATTTCTAACAAAAATTACCTTAGTGTCTTTGTTTATAAATTTAAACTGTTTGCTCATTTGGTTTAGTTCAAATATATTTTGAAACATATCTTGAGTAATTTGGTTACTAACAACAGCGACTCTTTCACTTCTTGTCCAATTGTCTTTTAGGTCTTTTTGGTATACAGGTTCTTTGGCTTCAAATCCCCAAGAACATTGAGTCATTATGTCAATGCCTGCTCTTTTGAAAGCATTAAGCCAACCCCAAAATTCTTCTACTTCTTCCCTAGTTGTGATGTCACCACTAACAGGCATCATTAATGGAAAAGCATCTAGTTCTATCAGTCCTTG